ACACTTAAACAACTACCTGAATCTGATAAAGATATGGATCTCCATGCTTACGGATATACACATATATGTTATTCGTTTAACAAAATGGATGATGTAGAAAAACTAGTTCTTAGAGCTTATTTCTATAGTTGTGAAATGGAAAGGGCTAAACATACAATTAAAATACATTTGCTAGATGAGTTCGTTCTCGACAATAAATAAGAGTCAATCTGGTAACTTTTGGGAACTAAATCCACACATGGTTCATGTGAGTCCTTTTTCTGACATTTATCAAGCTGATAAATCAAAGACAAAAGAACAATCTTCAAAAGATATGTGGTGTGTGTTCTGGTTAACAGATCCAGATGAAGACAGTAATAAATACTATAGGATTGTGGATAAAGATGAAAGAATGGATATATGTAAATCATTCAATCCAAGTTTTGATCCTGAACATCCCTTAATACAAGAGGCACTTGAGAAATATCCATTCTTATGTTTAACTGCAGATGAATTGGCGTATAAATTACAAAAAGATCAACTGATTGAGATTAGTCAGTTTCTATCTAAACAACCAATCTCCCTGGAGACTGTTAGTGAAATTATTAAATTGAAATCTCAAATGCCTAAAATTTATCAAGATTTTGAAAAGGTTGACAAACTCTTTCAAAAGAATAAATCAGAATCTAGAGTTTGGGGTAATCGTAAACAAACAGCTAGAGAAAAAGGAACAATTTTACCTGATAACTAATGAGTATTACAGAAGACATTTTAATGAAAACGGTTTTAAAAGCTATTAAAACCCAATATGAAAAAACTAAAAAGTTTTTAACAAATTTAGTAAATTAATGAAAAAGTTATTAACAATTTTATTATTACTGTTTCAGCTAACAATTTACGCACAGGATGACTTTTCATTAACATATAATCCTTTTAATGAAGAACATCAAGTTAATCCTGAAGCTATGTATATGGCTGATGATTACTACATGGATGTACCAGTAGTATTTTATGTTTATGATAACAGTAGAGATAATTATATTTTACTTGAAGGATTGGTTATTTATCAAAACTATTATGATTACGAATGTCCTGAGGAGACTGTATGGGATATTCTTGAATTTGCAAACAATAATTACAAACCATTTAATCCTATTACCTACGAGATATTAGGATTTAAAATCATTACCCAATGGCAACTCCAACCCTCTCAGATGCACTAGATACTAATAAATATGTTGCTGTAGTTAACATGTTATTTAATGCTAGAACAAATGCACATATTGCACATTTACAAACAAGATCTTTTGCAGCTCACAAGGCACTTAATGAATTTTATGATGCTGTTGTAGATATTGCTGATTCATTTGCAGAAGCTGCTCAAGTAAATGGTATTTTATCGGGATATGATCTAGGTAAACTTTACACAGGTTCTATTACCGCATATCTTAAAGGACAGTATACAGAACTTATGAGTATGAAGTCACAGTTTAAAGAAGGTCATCTTTTACAATTAATTGATGATGCTACAGAATTGTATGCTTCTACTATTTACAAACTATCATTCTTGTCATGAAAATAAAGATTAGTTTAACAGATTATGGAGAATGGTCAGAATGCTGGCTAGAAACTCGATATGTAAATACAGAACACGACACCTTTAAGGCTTGGATTTATCCAACACAGTGGTCTGAATTGTATAAATCAGATGGGTTTTATATGACAGCTTGGTATTCTAAAGAAGCACCTGTAAAAATTAGAGAATTCGTAATCAATAGTAAAAATTCTATAAATAATGATAGACCTGTTAAAGAGATGCAGAAAACTAGCTCAATTTTTGAGCGATTACTCAATTGGTTCAATAAAGTTGCAGGCAGATCAATTGATTAAAGATATTGATAAATTCATTGAAGATGAAAATATATACGGGAATAAAGTATCATAAGTTACCCATATATCCTCAAGCTGTTCTATATTGTATTGGTGTAGATTATAAGTCTATTGTTGATTATGTTAAAGAATACATTTCAGATACAGATCATAATGAACTAAGAGAAGAATATTTTTCAAGTAATAATAAAGGTTATACCATCTTCTTGAAAGATTCTATGACAGTTGTTATTTGGATTAATGAGGAATATGTGGAAGATTTGGGTACAATAACCCATGAGTTATTTCATTGTACAGAATTTATTATGGAAGATTCAGGTGTAGTTCATGCTGCAGAAAGCAGTGAAGCATTTGCGTATTTACTAACGCATTTGTCAGACCAATTATTAATATGATAACAGATTTAACAATACTAAAAAGAGATTTAGTAGTAATTGAGAATGTTGATAACTTTAAAGTTAATGTTCCCAACTTACACCCTGCTCACCCACAATACAACAATATTTGGAAAAAATATTTTCAAAATTGTGTAGAAGGTTTATGGGCATTCGATAATGGTGGATGGAGATTTATGCCACCAAGTTTATTTTTTTATATCAACTTTTTTAAACTAGAACATACTGAAAAAGGTTCTAAGTTAAGACGAGCAATTAAGCCTATTCTTCGAGATTTAGATTGGTTAATACACTATTCATATCTTGAAGCACAAGGTTTCTCTGGTTTTAAAGACGATCCTAATGTTAGTTGTGATTATGCTTTAGTAGATGAACAACTATATAAGGAATTACAAGATTCTTCAAAACCAGAATATAGAACAAGATTTAATTCTCTACATAAGGAGAATGGTAAAAGAAAGGACTTTATTAGCCCAAGACAGTACTTAAAACAGTTACACGAGAATCCTTATGGTAAACCTTTGTATGCAAATCCTGCTAGAAACTTATCTCCATTTGGAGCACGTGGTGGTGGTAAATCCTATTCTGTATCTGGAATCTGTGCTCACGTACTTACATTTGATGGTGCAAAAGAATTTACCAGAGAAGCGTTAGAAAATCCAACTATTGCATCTATTGCAATTGGTGCAGGGATTACAGATAAGTCTGCAGATTTAGTTAATAAAGTTGTAGCTGGTTTGAATTATCTTGGTACTGAAAAAGATCTAGGTGTATATGGTTCTCCAGAAGATGAACAATATGAACCAAGTCCATTTTATAGAAACTGGATTGGTGATGCAAAACCCGGTAATAAAAAGAATCCATTTAGATATGAGTATGAAGTAGAAACAGCTAGAGGTTGGGTAACACAGGGTACTAAAACAGCAATGTATCATATCAACTATTCTGATAAGAAACAAGATGGTACACAAGCTGGTGCCGGTGGTCGTTATCTTTTATCTGTATATGAAGAGATTGGTTTGATGCCAAACTTTAGAGATGCTCTACTTTCTAACGTAGGTACTGTATCTGTAGATGGTGAACAATTTGGTGTACAAATTGCAATTGGTACATCAGGTAATATTGATTTGGTTCAGCAAACAAAGCTGGTGTTTGAGAATCCATCAGAATATAACTTCTTAGAATTTGAAAATATTTGGGAGCCTTCTGATAAACAAATAGGATTATTTATTCCTGCTTACTTAACAGAGACTCGATTTAAAGATAGAAATGGTAATACTGATTTAGAGAAAGCTCTACAGTTTTACGAACAAAGAAGATTAGAAGCAGCATCAAAAGATGATCCATCTATTCTTTATAATGAAAAAATGAACTATCCAATTGTTCCATCTGATATGTGGATCTCTAATAAAGGATCTTATTTTCCTCAGATAGAAGCAATGGAAAGAGAAAAAGAATTATTGAAGAACCAGTTGTATAAACAGTTGGCTCAACCAACAAAATTGATTTGGGATTCTAAACAACCTAATGGTGTTAGAGCTGAATATTGTCCAGATACAGAACTGTTTCACACCTTTCCGTATGATAGAACAATTACTAAATTGGATGGTGGAATAGCTATATATGAAAAACCTCAGACAATTAGAGGGGAGGTTCCAAATGATATGTATATTGCAACATATGATCCATATGTATCTGAAAACTTAGATGAAGGAGGATCTTTAGGTGTTACCAAAGTATTTCTTAATCCTAAGTATACATCTGAAGGATTTAATGGTAACTACTTGGTTGCAACATATATTGGCAAACACCCAAATGGTAAAGATGCTTATTATGAGAATCAGGAAAAACTTCTAGCTTACTATGGTAATCCATATAGAGGATTGTGGTATGAGGCTAACCGTGGTGATTCTGTCAGAGGTTATTACATGCGTAGAAAGAAAATGCATCTTTTAGCTCTTAGACCCAATAAAGAAAAGGGTTCTAATATTTATTTGAATAAGGTTTTAGAGTATGGTGTAACTGTAGGTAATCAGATTGATAAAATTGAGATGATTGACGATACTGCAGAATGGCTCTTGTCTAAGACTAACTTTAATGGTAAGCAAATGAGAGTAATAGAAAATTATCCATGCTTGTTTACAATACAACAAATTATTCAGTTTCAATTGAAGGGTAACTTTGATGCTGTTTCAGCCTTGATTATTTACCCTCTTGCTTTAAAAGAATTAGAGCATCAGTTTATTCAAGAAAAGAATAAACCTAAATTTAATCCACTTGCTGCTTTATCGATGAATCCAAACATCTTTAAAGTTTCAGATACACTTAATAGAATAAAACGAATCAATGAAAAGATTAGAGAACAACAATAACTCTGTAGAAGGAGTACTTAAAGGAATTAAAAGAGCTTCTGATATTATTACATCTACAATGGGTGGATCAGGAAAGAATGTGCTTATGTTTGAAAATAAGGCAATTCAGTTTACCAAAGATGGTGTATCTGTTGCTAAAAAAATCCAATTTAAGGATTCGGAAGAAGATGCTGGAGCACAAATGTTAATTACTGCAGCCAACAAGACTGTTAAAGAATGTGGTGATGGAACAACTCTAACATCTCTTTTTACACAAGAATTTGTCAGCAAACTCTTTAGTCTTTGTAAAGATGGTGACGTCAATCAGATTCTAGATGAGTGGGAAAGACAGGTTAATATTGTGGTTGAAATTCTTAAAGAAAGATCTACAAAGATTGAGAGCATTGATACGATTTATAACATTGCACTTACATCTTGTAAGAATGAACGTTTGGCACAATTGATTCATGAAATTTATCGTAAGGTTGGTTTGAGAGCAAGTATATCTGTACAGATGTCACAGGAGTCTCCTAATTCATACTATGAAGTGACCAAAGGTTTAAACTTTGATGGAGGATTAATTCATCCTTTATTTAGTAATCAATTGAATGGAACGTATCAAGCTGAGAAACCTTATATCTGGTTGACTGAAGATGTAATGAATGATTTTGAAGGTCATGCTGAAATCATTAATGAATTTCACGAACAGAAGGTTCCACTAGTGATTATTGCTAAAGATTTTTCAGATTCGTTCATTAGATATACACTTACTAACAAACAAGCTAAAAATCTGGATATTTGTTTACTCAAACTTCCAGGTTGGGGTAATGGTATTAGAGAAAATGTAAAAGATATGAAGGCTTTTATTAGTAATAATTATGTAAATAAAATTACTGTAACACCTACAGATTTTACGTTGTATAACAATCCAGACAGTAAAAAGATTAGAACTCGAGTTAAACAATTGGAAGCTCAGATTGAAGGGTTTACTGAAGAATGGGATCAGAATGATTTTGCAAAGAGAATTGATTCACTCAATCAAACATCAGCTATTATATATGTTGGTGGTAGAACTTTAGCAAATGCTCAGGAGGAATTTGATAGAATTGAGGATGCAATTGGTGCATGTAAGACAGCTTGTAAAGGTGGATATATTAGAGGTGCTGGATCAGAGTTGTTTGATATTTCAAACAATAAACAATTCACAACAGAGTTTACAGATGTGTTATGTGCTCCTCTTTTTAAGATAATGAAAAATGCAAACATTAATCATTTGGATGTTGACAAACTTCCTTTTAATGTGAAAACAAAACAACAGGACTCTAATCTTTTAGATCCTACAAATGTAGTAATTACGGCATTACAGAACAGTTTTGCTCTTGCTACACTACTGATAAATACAAGTTATATTTTACATGATTAAACTAAAGATTTCCGAAAAGGAAAAGTATAAGGATGATGGGCAATGGTTTAAGGATTATCTACATCAGACAATCCCTAATCTGTTGCCCAATTCGGATGATTATCAAGCAATGATTACTGCATATAAATTAGTCAATAATGATTTGACTGATTTTAAAGAAATGTTAAAACGTTTTTGTAATCCACTTGGTGATGACATCGGAGAAGTAGATGACGACATTCAACCATATCCAGAACTGCATAATGCAGTTAATGTATTAAAGGGTGAAGTTGTTCAACGAAGAGATCAATTGCATTTAATGTTATTGTCAGCTAATGCAATCAAGTCTAAGAACAAAAAAATGTTTGAAGCTATTCACCAATCTGTAGATGAGAAGTTGGCCATTGAACTTAGAAAGATGGAAGCTCAAATGCAAGGAATGGATGAAAAGCAAACAGAAGAATTTATTCAAGGAATGAGAACTCAGTTAGAACCTGAGGATCTAGCACAAAAGAATTGGTTATCAGAGATTGAAATCTTTTATAACAAAGCTTTACAGTATTGTATGTACGATCAAGATGTTGTAGATAAAAGAGTTGATACAATGTCAGATCTTACTATTGCAGATAGAATGTTTATTTATTCAGGTTGGCAACATGGTAAACCTACATTGGAAGTTCGAAATCCATTGTATGTAGTTTGGCATAAATCACCTAATGAAAAATACATTCACAAGTCATCTTGGATTGCATATCAAAAACCTGTAAGTTTGGTTAATGCTATTGAAGCTTATAATTTATCGGAAGAAGATATCGAAAAGTTAATGGTTACTTTTGGTAGAGGTTTAGACAATAGACATGCGTTAGGTAAGACAAATGAGATTGTTTTTGACCATACCAGACAAGACTTGTTGATTAATCAGAGTCAACCTAATATTGATAAGACTATTGGTTTGAATCAAACTAATACTTTCTTAACTAATAATAGGACTCTTATTTGGGAAACTCATTTTGAGTTTAAAGCTTTTAAAGAGTTGATCTTTTTGTCTTATAAAGACGAGTATGGAGAATCTATCACATCAATTTTAAGTTCTGATTTTGAGATTCCAAAAACAGCAAGAAAAGAGAAGTTTATTAATCGATATGATATGGAATCTGAAAGATATGTTTGGACAGACTTTGATACAGAGTTTCAAGCTGAACGTATTTGGATACCACGTAAGTATGAGATTATTCGATTGGGGTCTAATGTATATCCTGTAATTAGAGAAGTGCCTTATCAGAATACAAACATTGAGCGTCCTTTTGAGTCGTTCAGTCTTTCTACATTTGGTGCCATTGCTAATGCTAGAAATGCAAAATCTGTATCTTTAGTACAAAGAGCCATTCCACCTTATTTGCAATTGCTTTATGTAAAGCATGTTATGAACAAGGAGCTTTCTAAATATCAAGGTGCTATCCAATCAATTGACGTAGATCAAATACCTGATACATTAGGTCAAGATATTGATGGTAATCCGATTAAAGATAAAGTTGCTGCTTATTTAGCAATTCTTAGAAAGACAAATAAGGACATTTATTCTGGAACACAAACTAGTTTTGGAGCACTTCCACCATCTACAAGATCACCAGGATCCAATGGTTATTTAATTGGTACAGCAATTGAATTGATGAATTTACATCAATTGTCAGAGTTGATTAAGAATGAAATTTCTTTAGCTATGGGTTTGAGTCCTCAAAGATTGGCATCCTTTCAACAAGGATCCAATGTTACGGATAATCAACAAGCTGTGCAACAATCTTATGCTATCACAGAACCTTACTTCTTTATTCACTCTTTGATTTGGAAAGAAGCTTTAAATGACTGGTTGACTAATTTTAGAACATATTGTGAAACTCAAATGAGGGTTAGAAATTTGTCTGAAATGTCATTCCAATATTGGCTTCCAGGTAATATTGAAGAAGTGTTAGAAGTTACACCAGATTCTTTAGAGGCTACAGATATTGGTTTGTTTTTAAGTTCTAGTTCTAGCTTTGAAAGATATGCTGAGATTATGTTACAGAACACACAAGCCTTTGCTCAAAATCAAGGACAGGGTATTACTGCAGTATCTCAGATTATTAAAGACATTATGTCTAAAGCTTCTCCTGAAGAAATACATAAACGTATTCAGATTGAAGAACAAAAGTTTTATGATCGTCAATCTCAAATGCAACAGCAGCAAGCTCAACAACAACAACAGTTGCAAGAGATGCAGAATGAAGCTACCATTCAAGCATTTGAAAGAGAGAAAGAACTTATTGTACTTAAGGAACAAGAGCGTAGAACTACTGAGATTCAGAAAGCTACAATCTCTGCACTTGGGTTTAGTAAGGATACAGATGTAGATGATGATGGAACACCTGATGTAATTGAGTTGATGCAACATGATTTAAAGGAAAAAGATTTAGATTTAAAGAACAGACAATTTAAACATCAAGTTAAAATTGATGAAGAAAAATTGGTTTTAGAAGAGAAGAAAATTAAGGCTTCTAGAGCAAATAAAAAATAATTTTGCTATTTACGAATACATTTGCGATTACAAGAGTAATATTCAGGACATAGAATCATTCTAGAAATTACTCTTGTAATTTTGCACTAAATAAAAGAGACTATGAATATAGATACACTACCAACATTTGATGATGTTAACCCTCACGATGTTATTCTACAAGTAGATGATGTAGAAGAAACTCAAGAGGTTGAAGAAACACAAGAAGAACAGGAAGAATCCCAAGAACAAGATTCGCAAGTAGAGGTTGATCCTTTAGCTCAAGCCACTTATGAGGCTTTGGTTGAAAAAGGTATTATTGAATCAGACGATAAATTTAATGGTTCTTTTGATTACTTGGATGAACAGTTTGAACAACTGCCAACTAAGTTATTAAAGTCAGCTATTAATGAATTACCTGAACACTCACAAACTGTTCTAAAGTACATTGCTGCTGCAGGAAACAATTTGGATCCTGATGAGCTAAAAGAATTTTTAAAAACATATATTGGTGAACAAGATGTTCCTGATATCTCAACTGCAGATTCTGCAAGAAGTTTTTTAGAAGGTGAACTTAAAGCACAAGGTTTGAGACCTAATGCTATTCAAGCACAATTAGATGATCTTGAAGATTCAGATGAACTTTTATCTGAAGCTGAGAAAGTCCTTAAGTCTAAGGAAAAGAAAACAGATACTTTAATTCAAAGTAAAGAAGCTGAGGTGCAAGCTGCAGCTAAATCACAAAAGGAGTTTGTCCAAAGTGTGACTACAACTTTATCTGAAATTGGTTGGTCAAAACCCCAACAACAAAAGGTCATGCAAATGATCCCAAAAGCAAATAATGTATTAAATGAGATTGTAAAATCTCCAAAGGCATATGTTCAATTAATGGACTTACTAAGTAAGTTTAATGGTAAGGAATTTGATTTAGGTGATATTGAAAAACGAGGTGAATCTCGAGCAGCATCCACACTTAAAGATAAAATTACTAAATCTGGATTTGTTTCAGGTTCAGGTAAAACCACAGCTTCTAACGAGTCTCCATTAACTGATCTTTTTAAAGAATTCAAACCGTTTGTATAAAACAAAATTAACAATTAATGGATAGACGTTCAGCTCTTGTAACGCATGAACGTAGTCACTGGGGTGGATCATATTTTGATTCATTTACTCACGCAGCTATGTTCCGCCAATATAAGCCATTCGAATTTGGTGTAAAAGGCGCTCAATTGTTTTCTGCCAAAATTGGCGAAGACATGATTAACAAAAAATTTACTTATTATACTGTTGCTCAGAAACAAGTACATATGCTTCCAGGTGGAGTAGATGAATATACTTGGTACTTGATAGGTTCTACAGCTAATGAGTACCGTATGACAGAATTACTTGTAGATCCAGCAGGAACTCCAGGTAAAGGTGGTGTACGTTTTAAAATTGCTCTTGATAGAGACTACTTGCACGAACCAGTTTATTTGAAACTTGGTCAAGCAGATCTTCCTCTTTTGCGCATTATCGGTCAAGGTACACAACGCTCAGTAAACTCTACTGAATATGAAGTTGAACTTCAAACTGGAGATCTGAATGCTTGGATCCCTGTTAAGTATTTGCAACCTGGTGCTACTTGTATTCAATCTACCAGCTTCACTGCTGACGAATTGAACACTAAATATGGTCCAGACGAATATGGTGAAATGTTCAAGTTGTTTAACTGGACAACTCAATATTCTCGTAAAGCCGAATTTACTGACAAGTTCATTCGTACTGAAATTGCATGTCGTAAAGAAGGACGTCCAATGTCTGGTAATGATTCTTATTCTATTGCAGGTCAAAAACAAAAAGGTACTGCAGTAAGTTCTGGTTATGTGTATCAGACAAACTTGCAAGACAAGACTACCAAAGTTATTTCTAAAGGAACCTTTATTACTAACATTGAAGCTCGTCTTGAAGAAAGAGTTATGTGGGATCGTGAAATGGCAATGGATGATGGTCAATTGCAAAAAACAGTTGATTACGATACCAATCGTCCAATCAAAATTCCTGCAGGTTGGAGACAACTTGTAAAAGACGGTCATTATTTGGAACACAATGGTTCATTGAGCCTTGGAGATATTTTCTCTTTCTTCCAAAATATCTTCTTAACTCGTAAAGATTTCTCAGATCGTAAGATTAAAATTGCATCTGGTGAAGCAGGTATTCAGTTCTTAAGTCGTAAGATTTTTGAAGAATATAGCTCTATCGTAACTGTGGATACTTTGTTTGCTAAACCAAACACTACTCCAGAAGGTTACCACACTAATGAATTGGAATATGGTGCTCAGTTTACCAAAATCAAAATGATGAATGGTATTGAGGTTTCTATTGTACATGATCCTACTAAGGATGATCGCTCTAGATTCCCTGAATTGGCTCCAGGTACTAACTATACACTTGAATCCTATACTATGGATATCTTTGATTTGGGTAACACCAATCAAACTCCACAAGGAATGGACGGTCAAAACATGTGTATGGTAATGCAGGATGGTGTTGAAGAATACTACACTGTTTCCAATATCTACAACTTTGAAACTGGTGCAATCACTGATGGTGGTAATGCATACAGCAATAACAAAGAACTCGGTATTTATCGTACAATCGCAGGTTCCTTGAACGTGTGGGACGTAAGCCGTGTTGCACAAATTCGTTTGAATTTGAATCTCTAAAAAATTAAAGGAGAGAGGTTTTAATTAACTTCTCTCCTTTTCTTTTGAACTCTAGAACATTAATTTTGATATGAAAAATCACACTACACTATTTGTAAGTCCTGTTCCACGTACAGCATCTCAAGGTAGAGACCGTCAGGTTTTTACTGTTATTGATCCTAAGACTAAACAGTTGACTACAACAAGATCAATGAATAAAACTCGTGAAGTAGGTACTTCAGTAACACTTAAGTTCCCACTTGACACTTATAGTGGAAGATATATTACAGGTTTAGATGAATTGGTTGCAAACCCAATCTATTCATTAGATGCTGAAACTGTATTCTCTACTTATAACTTATCTCCAAAGTGGCAAGATATTATTCCTAAACTGGTCAGACAAGCTCAAATTTCAAGACAAACATATTTTGAAATTCTAGATAATGTTGATCCAGATTATTATACAACTCTTGCTAAAAGCGGAACAATGTTGTCTTTCCAACCATCACAACTTTTGAATCGTGAATCTACTTTTATTGAAAGATTTTCAGTAGAATTGTTTGATCGACCAAATCGTTTTGTTGATGATACACCAAGACAACGTATGGCAATTCAACTTATCAAAGTTCACAATCGAATTGCCAAATCTAAAATGGAAGCAAATCCAGTTGAACACCTTTTTTATATTTCAGAAGAAAATGAAGCTGAAATGGAGAAAATGAGAAAACAAGATATCATTGATGAAGCTAACTTTGAGAAGATTAAACTTCAAAAAGAAGCATCAGATTTTGTTAATTATAAAGTGGCTTCACTTTTGACTACATACCAAGATCGTCCTATTGTAAAAGGTGCGACATCTAAAGATGGTGTTAAACAGGCTATTAATAATTTCTTGAATGATAAATCTCATCAAATGGAAAACATTCAGAAGTTTAACGATGTTGTAACATTGTTAAAATCTGCTGAAGGTAAACAACGTTTTGAGGTTAAATATCTTATTCAACAAGGTCTGAATCATAAAGTTCTTGAAAATAGAGATGGTTATCTTGTATGGATTTCCAGATCTGCAGATAAAAACATTTACAAATGGACCGACTATGAAAAGTTTGTTTCATTCATTGTTTCTGAAATGATCATTTTTGATCCAGAAGGTGAACTTACTAACTGGTACAATGAATTGTTCCAAGAAGTAAAATCTAAAAATGCTTGGCTTGAATAATGACAATACAAAGGCTACATCAAGAAATAAAGTTTCGATGGAACAAGCTAAACTCAAATCATAAAAAAGATTTCTATCCTGCAACCTTAGATGATATAATCAATAAGGCAACAGATGATTATGTAGAAATCTTTTATTCTGGAAATAACAGTAAGGAGTATAAATTTGGATTTGAGGTAACTCAACAAAGAATTGACATGTTACAAACTCTTGTGGTTCCTGCAATTTCTAAAGCAGCTACATTAGTTTCTACAGGTTTATACCAAGTTGATATTTCAACACTTGTTCCAAAATATAGACATTTTTTGAGAGCTTATGTTGTTCCAGTCGAATGTCCGACTAAAAAGATTCCTGTCTCAATAACAAGAATCAATGATTTAGATACAAAGTTGGCAGATGCAAACACTCAGCCATCTTTAACATGGAATAGATGTTTAGGTTCATTTAAGAATAATACCCTTGAGTTATACACAAAAGGGTATACAATAACTGAAGTTAAAATAGAATATTTGCGGAATCCTGTTAAAGTTTTTTCTGGAGGATATGATTCTCTAGAATTCATTAACGGCGACACTTCTGCATATAATCTTACAAGTCCTTTAGTTACTTCAGATTTACCTGAACAACATCATGATCTTCTAGTGGATATGGCAGTTGCTTATATTGCACGAGCCCTAGAAGACAATAATAAACTTAACTTACAAAAAGAACAAATACTTAATAAAGTATGAGTACATTAAAAAAGACAAACAAGCTTCCTATGGAAGCTATCTTGGTTGTTAAAGGCGATCAAGTAATCCCAACTGGTTCATGGACTACCGCAACTACTGCCCTTAATATTAAGGATGGTCAGCTTGGTATTTTAAGCATGGATCCAAACTCAGCAGTTCGTACTTATGGTGAATACCTTAGAACTGGTGATGATTCTACAGAAGTACAAGCTATTAAACTTGTACAAGGTACTCCAGTATCTCAAGCTTCTCAGCTTGCAGATCCTTGGGAAGTAGCTGATAAAGCTTATGTAGAATCAGGTATTATCCGCAGACGTAGTATTCGTTCTGTAATGGTTAAAAAAGCACGCTTTGCTACACTTGGTGCACAGGCAGTAACTAACTTCCCAACCGTAGTTAACAAAGGTGAATATAACGCTTTCTTGAAGCTTAACTCTATCAGATACCGTAAAGAATATGGTATCACAAATGATAACAGTTTATATGCTTCTGTTCCTGTTGTAGATGATTTCAATGCAGCCGGTATTACCCAACCTCTTGACTATGTATTACAACGTTTGGCTGCTGACTTTAATAGTCAATCTAAACTTGTAACATCTGGTACTAGAAAAGGTAACAAATCATTTGTTGTACTTGGTGTTAAAGCAGGTGGTGGCTCAGGTCAAGCACTTGGTACTATCACCCCAACTACTAACATTAACTTCCAAGTAGTTAATGGTGTTAACCAAGTTCTTCCAGGTTCTGTTGAACTTTGCCAAGCACTTGCACAACTTGTTCAAGATTCTGCAGCTCTTACTAATACATCTACCATTGAGTTGATGAACCCGCTTACTGCTGGTGCTGCTGCTACTGTAGATGCACTTATTGTTATTGGTTTACCACATACATTGGCTGCATACTACGATAATGTAGAACAAGAAATGGTTACGCCAACTATTAACTTAGGTGGTACATTTATTTCTGGTGTTACTGATCCTATTGTTGTTGTTTGTCCAGCACAAGAAGGTACAGGTCATTCCCGTAAATGGGACATTCTTAACCGTTGGAGAAACCAACTTAATGTACACACCAAACAAGTTCAGCCACAAGATGACTGGTTCTCTGAAGGTAAATCGTATATTGATTTGGCTAAACAGTTTTACACTTCTTATGTCATTGAATACTTTGACACTGAAAGTACATTGACTTTGGATATTGGTAGCCCAAAACGTGCAACTCTGTTGTTCCGTTGTGAACCATTGTCAAGTTTCACTGTAAATGTAGCTAACATTGTAACTCGTTTGGGAGCTGGTTCTACACCAATTCCTTTTAACACTTCCAATGATGCTGGTACTGGTACTGCTTCCGCAGTTACTGTTGCTGGTGTAGAAGCTACACTTTCAGCTTGGTTGGAACACGCTCGTACTACTGGTACAGATTTTAAAGTAGGCGGTGACGCTATTGCGGCCGGCGTTTACTTGTCTTAATTTTATATTTTCTGAAAAAGGGGTTTTTTGTCATAACGGCAGAAAGCCCCTTTTCTATTAAATTTACACAATGGGAAAATACGAAGAATTTAAACAGCTCACGCTCCCGTTGAGTGTAGTTAAAAAGTTTTTCACTACTACTGGAAATTCCGGTAGAAGAGCAATGGGTGGTTCTGGTAATGAAGGTATTGTTTTAGCTGACTGGATCCAAGCAAGAATTGATGATGGGACAATTGATCCCGGGTCAGTTCCTGGATCTAATACAGACTTAACATTTAGTCAGACTCCAACTACAGTTACCATTATATCTAGTACAGGTACAGATGCAGAAATACCATTTGCATCCAATACACTAGCTGGTGTAATGACTGCTGATGATAGAATTAAACTGGAATCACTAATAACATTAACAGGCGTTCCAGCAGGCGATACAACATTAGGTGTGTTTTCAGGTACAATAATTCCTGATAACATGGATATAAAGTCTGCTTTGCAGTTTTTAGAATCTAAGTTAGATACGATACCTAGTATTACTAAAGGCAACTTAACATCTGCCAATACTGTTATATCGGTTACTAATGGTACAAATTCTGTGTTTGGAACTGGTACAGCATTAACATTTAATGCTGCTAACGTTAACTTATCCACTTTAGGTGGAATATTAAATGTTAGTCAGATATCTACAGTAGGAGCTACTTTAAATGATACAATTATTTTTAATGGGACAAATTGGGTTGTTGATTCAATACCTACACCTTCTATTGCCCATAACGATTTAACTGGACTGCAAGGAGGGCAAAGTGGGCAATATTACCATTTGTCCCAAAGCATATATGATAAATTAAAAACTACTAATGCCAATAAGATTCTTGGTAGAGTTGTTACTACAGGTGAGGTTCAAGAACTTAATTTAGGTGGATCTTTAGTTTTTAGTAGTACATCTATTGAATTACGCAATGATTCTCCTTCACCTGGAAATAGTAAGTATTATGGTACTGATGCTACAGGTGTTAAAGGTTATCATGCTTTAACAGCAATTGGCACAGTTACAAATGTATCTGCAACAAATTCAGCAGATTTAACATTTACTGTAACAAATCCTACATCTACGCCAAATATAACAGCCGTTCTTACAAATTCAGGTGTTACATCTGGGACATATGGTTCCAACAGTACAATTCCAGTATTTACAGTAAATGGTAAAGGTAGAATTACATCTGCAACAGATACACCAATTTCTATTGTATCATCCAATGTTTCTAATTTCTCAGAAGCTGTAGATGATCGAGTAAATGGTCTATTAGTAGCTGGTACAGGTATTACTCTAACATATGACGATACTGCAAATACTCTAACTGTAGCTTCAACTGCAACAGGTATTACTGGCACAGGTGTTACTAATAGAGTTGCTTTCTGGACTTCTACTACTAATTTAAGTAATGATTCAGATCTAGGATTTGATGGTACATATTTAACATTAGGTAATCCAGGATCTTCTACTGCTAAATTTACATCTAAAGGTGTAGGTGGCACTCAATCTACATTTGGTTTTATTCACCAGAATTCAACTAGTGTAGATGTGTTTAAAGTAGCTGATAACGGAGCTGTTACAATTGGTGCATTAGGTGAAATTTATTTACATCCTGATTCAATTAATTTAACAACTGGTGGAGACTTTCCAATTAATGTATCTGGTGGTAATTTAACACTTTATTCAGATGAAACTGTTACTGCCGAAGGTGGTGGCTCAGCTAGTAATACTCCTTCATTTAAATCTATTGCTACAAGATCTACTAACATAGGTACTTGTATTAATGCTCAAATTGAAGGCTCGTTTACAATGGGAGCTGGATCTAATCCTTATTATGATTTACATGTTAAAACTATTGTAAATCAAACAGGTGGTACTTCAGCAATAAGATCTATTTATGTAGACCCTACATTATCTGCAGCAACTAATTATACAGGTATTGAAATTAATGCTCCAGGTCATACTGCACTTAAGGTAGCATCTGGCGATGTTCGGTTAGAATTAGCTGGTACTAATACAGGTGATATTTATTATAGAAAAGCAGATGGTACAGTTGGTGTATTACCAATTGGTGGACCATCTGAAGTATTAGGTTCTACTGGAACAATTCCAGCATGGACAACAACGTCAGGTTCTTTACCTGGTGGTACAAATGGAGACTTTCTTATTTATAGTGGTGGTTCTTGGGCATCAGGTTCTCCAATTAAAGAAAAACAAACAGGTATAACTGGAGTAACTGTTACATTAGGTGCAACTCCATTAGGTTCATCATTATTTATTTTATATAGAAATGGTATATATCAAGATGATATAGACGATTATTCTATTGTAGGTAATGTTATTACAATGGTAACAGCTTTAGTTGCTACAGATAAAATCACAGCTATTTATTACACTTAACAATGGCAATAACAAAAGTAAAATTAAAACAGTTAGAAAACTCAGCAACGGCTGGTAGTGTTGCAACTACAGACAGTTCTAACATTCTAACATATGTAGCCCCATCATCCGGTGTCAATCACCTTTGGGGTTATGAAACAGGTGGGGCAGGTACTTTACCTGTATTTATTGGTACAAATTTATCTTATAATTCTACAACCAATACATTAAATGCTTCAGCAGGAGCTGGAGGTTATTCAGATGTTCAAGAAGATGGAGCAGGATTTACTAACTCCAATACAAATACAAAGTTAAACTTTGTAGGTACAGGTTTGACTGCAGCAGATGCAGGTTCCGGTATTACAAGCATTACATTAAATTCTTTTCTTAATACACTTGCAACAGCAGGTACAGTTGGATTAGCTTCAGGTAATGTATCTGGTACATTACCTGTAAGTAATGGTGGTACAGGGGCAACAACCTTAACAGGTCTATTGCAAGGTAATGGTACAAGTGCTGTTACAGCTATCGCCAACTCTTCTACAGTAGGTCAAGTACTTAGAGTAACTGGTGCTTCAACTTATGCTTGGGGTGCTTTAGATTTAGCTGATACTGACGCAGTAACGGGTGTTTTAGATGAAGCCAATGGTGGTACTGGTAATTCCAGTTATACAGTTGGTGATATTCTTTACGCTTCTACTACATCTGTACTTTCTAAATTGGTAGATGTAGCCACAGGTAATGCACTTATTTCCGGTGGAGTTGGTGTAGCACCATCTTACGGTAAAATCGGATTAACAACTCACGTTTCGGGTGTTCTTCCTATTGCTAATGGTGGTACAGGTTCTGCTACTCAGAACTTTGTAGATTTATCTACAGGCCAAACAATTGCCGGTGCAAAAGTATTCTCTTCAAATATTACTATTAACGGTACACCTTCAGCAGCTACTGATGCTGCAACTGTTGGTTGGGTACTTAATAATGTAGCTGGTTTAAAATCAGGTTCTGTTAGAGTAGCTACCACAGGTATTCTTACAGCTACAGCTCAAACAGCAACAACAATTACTTTAGGTGGTACAACTTTAACTATTGACTCTACATCATTAGCTAATGGTGATACAGTATTAGTAAAAGATTCTGTTACAGGTGGTTCAGGTGGTACATTTAATAATGGTGTATATACCGTAGGCGGTATTGGTTCATCTGTTGTACTTACCCGTGTACCTTGGATGGACACTGCTGGAGAAATTGATGGTATATATGTTCTTGTACAAGATGGTACATCTAATGTAGGTACTTTATGGTTTACTGTTTCTGAAGTAACAACTTTAGGTACAGATGCAATTGCGTTTACTCAAATTCAAACATCAGGTACAATTGGTGGTACTGCAGCTACAAATAAAGTAGCTTACGGTTCTGGTTCAAATACTCTTACCTCTACAGCTTTATTCCACTTTGATGGTACTAAATTAGGTATTGGTACTGCAACACCAGTTACAAACAACTTACTTACAACAAAAGGTACTACCTCAGACAATACAGCGTTTGGTTATTCTCACTTAAATAGTGGTGATACACAAGTGTTTAGAGTATCTAATAGTGGTGCGGTTCAAATCGGTAGTGGTGCTCCTGTAACATTAGATTCCAATGGTCTTTCAAGTACAGGCGTATTGTTTGTAACTGCTGGAACATCAGGTGGAGTTAGATTGTATGGTGGTTCAGCTTCAAATAATGGTTATTCTTTAAGTATTGAAGCTGCTGCTACAAAAACACATACCTCTGCAGATTGGGCTATGCAACAGATTGTTTCTGGTTTTGCTCCAACATCTGGTACAGGTACTTACAAATCACTTTGGGTTAATGATACTATTAATCAAACAGGTGGTGCAAATGGTATTACCAGAGGTATTTATATTAATCCAACACTTACTGCTGCTGCAGATTATCGAGGTTTAGAAATTACAGCCAACAGTTCTCATTATGCTATTTATACAACTGCAGGTAAGATTAGATTTGATTTTGGTACTCCTGCTGTAGGTGATATCTTAACTAGAGATACAAATGGTGAAGAAACTCGTATTGCGGCTGGAACATCAGGACACGTATTGACATCTAATGGTGCTGGTACTAAACCTACATGGCAAGCTCCTTCTGGAGGTACTAAAACTGTAGGTTATGTTGATGGTACTGGTACTGATACTTATGATTTAGATGGTGGTACAGTTGTTAAAGATGTTGATGGTTCAGCGTTTGCGTTCACAGTACCTTCTAATTTAGATTTGGTAGATGTTTATCGCAATGGTGTTATGTTATCCAGATCTGGTACTACATCAAGAGATTATACACTTAACTCCGGAACAGGTGTTTTAGTATTAGCTTCAGTTTTAGCTTCTGATGAAACATTAAAAATTGTTAAGAGAGTTTAATAAAATTATAAAATGGCCACAACAAGAATAAAGGTTCATCAACTTACCGATGGTGTTGATGGCGAACTCATAACATGGGATGCTTCAGGGCACCCAACAACTGTGGCTACGGGAACTGCGGGGCATGTACTAACTTCCAATGGAACTGGTGCTGCCCCTACTTTCCAAGCTGCAACATCTCCTATTACAGCTAGTAACGGTTTGGCGCTAGCATCTAATAATATTACATTAGGTGGTAGCTTAACGGCTGTTACAACTTTAACTGGTGATGCTACAAATTATATAACTATTACTGGCGCTAGAACAACTTCATCCAATGCTTCTTTAATAGTAAATAATACATCCGGTTCAGGTACTGCACTTAAAACATTAGCTTCAGGTAATGGAGCTGGTATATGGGGTGAATCAACAACTGGTACTGGTGTATATGGATCAAGTCAGAGTATATCTGTTGGAGGTTATTCTAATGGTACTATTGGTACTTTATTTACAATTGAAACTGCTGTTACAAATACTGTACTAAATAGTATGGTATTAGATAGAAATGTATTAGCAGGAGCAGGAGCTGACGGTATTGGTAATAAGATTACATTTAGAAATGAAACTTCTACCACAACTTCAGTTGATACAAATACAATAGTATCTAAATGGTCTGCAGCAACTCATGCTAGCAGGTTATCAGAGTTTTCTATTACGGGTTATAATGTAGCTGTAGAAAATATACTACTTACGTTATCAGGTACTGGTGCTGCAAGATTGAATAAATATGGAGCTGGTACGTTTACTGGAACAGCCGTAAAGACTTTACAAGTAGATGCTTCTGGTAATATTATTGAAGGTTCTCCATCTGGAGGGGGATTGTCTGATGCTGATTATGGTGATATTACAGTATCTAGTTCTGGTACCATCTGGACTATAGATAACTTAGCTGTAACCAATGCTAAAATTAACGATGTATCTGTTGCTAAATTAACATCAGGTACTGTAGTTGCATCGCTTACAGAAACTATCACAGCATCTAGTACTAGACAAATAAAATATAGTGCTGGTGAAACTGGTTTTATTATAAATGATACGAATAACTCAATATCTATTTTTAGTAAAAGCGGATCTCAAGCTGTAACAGTAGATAACACATCATCTAATATATTCCACGGTACTACAAAAACAGAATTTATTAGTGGTGTAATGAGAATATGGGATAGTAACTTAACTAACTATGTAGGAATACAACCTCCTGCTACAGCTAGTTTATCTAGTAATTATACTTTAACTTTACCAACTACAGCAGGTTCTGCAAACCAAGTATTAACTACCGATGGTGCAGGAGTACTTACATGGACTTCTGCTGGCAATGTTAACTATGCAGCAAAAACAGCTAACTATACAATTACTGCAACAGATGATGTTATAGATTGTACAGCTAACAGTTTTACAATATCTTTACCTACAGCCGTTGGTATAACTGGAAAAAAATATAGTATTAAAAATTCCGCTTCAGGTCAAAATATTGTAGTTGATCCAAGTGGAACAGAAACAATCGACGGTGGTGCAACATATACAATTCTTTTTAGAGAATCTATTACAATATGTTCTACCGGAGCTAATTGGATAATTATATAAAAATATATGTCATATTCACTACCCACAAGAATGAAAGAGGTAGATCTTGACTTTGGATCTACTCCGGTTGTAGACAAAAGTTTTACTATTATAGATTCTGACATTACAACTGACAAAGTGATAATTGTATTACCTAGTGCTAAACCTTCTGTTGGTAGACAAGGAGTTGATTTTGAAGTGGACATTGTTCAATTTTCAGCAGCTTCGGGTACTGGAGAATTAACAATTTACGCAGTATGTAATAACGGACATCTAACCGGAAAAAGAAAAGTTATATACGTATACAATTAAATAAACAACATGGCATCAATAGATAGCGGTTTGAGTACCGCAAATAAAGCAAATGTAGATTCTAATTATAATCTACAAGTTAATCTTCCAACTACAGCCGGTCAAGCTGGTTATGTGCAACATGTATATGCTCCAACACCAACTACAGCTAATATTGCTAGAGTAACATATGATGGAGTTAATTACACTACAGTTTCGCAATTATTATTTGAAGAAGAATTCAACTCTACTTCAGCATTTTATTCTCCTAGATGGGGAACTAATGCTACAACAATGACTGCTGTAGCAGCAAATGGGTGGATGAGGCTTAACAATTCAGCAATTACGACTACCACAACAGGTGTGTCTATGTATACCAATAGAGTATTCAGACGCAATGACGGTGCAGAGCTTCGTGTTCGGTTTAAAATAAAACATAACAATGCTATTGCTTCAAATAAACAAGCTGATTTTGGTTTAGGTTATTATGGTTTTGCAGCAGGTCAAGCTGCAGCGATGAATGAATTTGTTGGATTTAGATTTACTACTGGTGGTGGACTTGAAGCTGTACTAGAATCTACTACAGGTGGCGCACCTACAAATCAAAATGTAATAATTAATGGTAATGCTCCCTATACTGATGGATACTTTCGTGAATATGAGATTATTATTTCCGATACTAAAGTAGAATATTGGGTAGAAAGTACGATCGGAAGTCCATTAACATTGGTTGCGACAATTAGTAGAGTAACAGATAATAATTTTTCTGTTACAAAAGCGAACGCTTTACCATTAATAATGAGAGTGTTTAACTCTGGAACAGCATCTGCTGCCGCAACTTTTGATATTGGTAGTGTTGCAGTTATTAGATATAGTGGAGAAACTGCTATGGGTCATTCAACACAAATGTCAATGATGAGTAAAAGTTCGTTTTACCATCAACCTGACATTATTACTAGTAATGCATCTCCACACAACCACCCTACATCTGGAACTGTTCCAACAACCCAAGCTCCCAATGCAACTACTACATCAGCGTTAGCTAACACGTCGCAAATGGGAGGTGTATTTCAGATAACAGGTTCTGCAATAACAGCAACTGTAGGTACACACTATATGGTGGCCGCTTATCAAAATCCGGTTATGCCAACAGCTATAGGATCTACACTAAATACAAGAAATTTTATTTGTACAGGTATTTCAATTCAACCATTAATAGTCAATGTGGTTCTTGTTGGTGGCGGATTTACATCAACATGGTTTTTAGGTGTTGGTAGTTCAGCTATTTCTTTGGCTACAACAGACGCAAATGGTACAACTGCAGTTGCCAGTAAAGCTCCTAGAATAGTTCCATTATCTACTACAGATACGTTAGCTTCAGCAGCAGCGGCTGGTACAGTTTCTACAAGACAGGGTGATAGTACAATAATATTTAGTACTCCAGTAGTTATAGCTCCAGGTGAATTTCTTCATGTAGGATTTACAACAAGGTATGTAGCTGCTGCTATAACTTCCGGTAACTTAGTAGGTGGTGTATACGTACACGGCTATTGGGAATAAATTAAATTAACATGGCATACAATAATAAAATAACAGTTACTAGTTTAACTAGTCCTCTGGCTACAGGATTGTTGAAAAGTACAACAGGTACTGGAGAGTTGACAATAGCTGTTAACTCAGATTTGCCAGCAATGACAGCCACAGTTGGTGGTGCTGTTCCTACTCCACCTAATAATACTACCACCTTTCTAAGGGGTGACGGTACATTTGCAGCACCTGCCGGAGGATCAGGAGATATCACCAATGGTGGTAACACCACTGGCGCAGATATTAATATAGGAACCAACGATAATTTTGGTCTTAATTTAGAGACCAGTGGTATCTCTAGATTAAATATCACTGGTGGAGCAACTACTGGTGGGGCTGTAACTATTACCAATGTCACAGCCAATACAGCTACAGTTCAAGATGTACTAACATTACGAACCAATAGTACTGGCACGGTGGCGGCAAGTTTTGGCGCAGGGCTATTGTTTCAGGGGGAAAGCAGTACGACAGACAATAGAGATATTGCTGCTATAAAATCCTACTGGGATACGGCTACTGATGCAAGCAGGGTAGGGGCTGTCAGTATTTTTGGCGCATCAAGCTCATCTGCTGGGGTTATGTCTGAATATATAAAGTTTTCAAGGGGTTCAAATTCTACGGGGCAGCTCTCAGTAGGCGTAGCTTCTCCTGCACTTTATAGATCAAGCAGCATTACAACACAACAGGCTTTTACAGTAGGTGATTCAAGTTTTGGCCTTACACTTGGAGGAAATAGTGGTACAATTACAATATCAACCTCTAATACTGCATCTTTCGGTCCTACAATTTTAGTAAATTCCACAGGTGAATTTACTAATGGGGGGATTGGCATTCAGTTAGGCAATGCTTCGTATACGGGCACCTCATTAAATAAAACTTCGGTTCACATAGCAGACGGATATGCTGTAGCTTCTGGTTCAGGTACAATGAACTCCCTCTTTGTTGGTGGGACATTTAACCAAACATCAACAGCAACTGGTATAATAAAGGGTATTGTCGTAAGTCCTACATTAACAAGTATCACAGGAGCTTACAGAGCAATTGAAATTGGGGCTAATAATTCTTTAGCAAAAGGAATATATCAGACTGGAACAAGTACCACAAATAATTTTGTAGGTAACACAATGTTTGGTTCTACTACAACTCCAACAGGTCAATTAGAAGTAGATAATGCAGCTAACGCAAGATCTATACTTATAGCTAGAGATAATGGTTCAGCAGTATTTACTATTGCAGATGGTGGTGGGATAACTTCTACATCTACTGGTAGACATACATTTACATCTTCTAACTCAACTACTTCAGGAGCTATTGAATTAATTCCTACTAGTTTAACTGCTGGTACAGATGTAGGTGTTAAAATTACAGGTGCTGCTTTTATAGCATCAGGTAATGATAACAAAGTTGTTCAAATCACATCTTCTTATACTAGAGCTGCTGGTGCATCAGGTGCAGTAACATCTCTGGCTATTAATCCTACTGCAAACTTAACAGGTTCTGCATCAGGTGGAATAATTGGTATTGATGTTTCGCCAACATTAACAAGTTTGGCTTCTGGTAATTTTTATGGTTTATATTTAAACTATTCCGATGCTAAAGCATGGGGTGTTTATCAAAATGGTGCAAATACTGTAAATGCTTTTCAAGGTAAAACAGCTATTGGATCTACAACTACTCCAACTGAATCTTTGAATATTACAGGTAATATGTTGGTAGCTGGTCAGTACGCATCAACATCTTTTGCTGCAACAGATGCTGCTCCAGTAGCTATTAACTGGAATAACGGTAACGTACAATATGTTACAATTGCTGCAAATAGAACAGTTACTTTTGCTAATCCTAAAGAAGGTGCTAGATATGTTCTAGCGATTAAACAACCTGCAGGTGGATCTAAAACAATTACTTGGCCAACTATTACATGGAGAGGTGGTACAGCTCCCACATTGACAACCACAGCAAACAAAACTGACTTAATTACTTTGATTTATATCAATGGTGTATATTACGGTGATGCAAGCTTAAACTACTAATACAATGGCTAAATTTACAGCAGAAATAACAAATAAAGATTTGATTGACGGAGAATTAGTTCTTCAAATTAGATACATAGGTGATGATGGCACTATCATTCAAGATAGTGCTAGAACCAGAGGAGCTCAAGATGATAACTGGGCTACAGAGATAATTGCTAGAAAGATTGAAAGTTTGGAAAAACTTCCTGAATTTATTGATAAAATCACTTTAGGTGAAGTAAATATTGTAAAAGAAGAACCTGTAATTAAAACTAAAACTCCTAAAGAGGAATGGTTAGAAGATTATAGTACATTCTCCAGACTTTTCAATTTATATCGTCAAGGTATTATTGAAGAGGATGATAAGAAACTTGTTGATTTGCGTCAAAAGTTGAAAGATGGTTTTAACTTTGAATATTTAGATATAGTTTAATATGGCTAGTTCAGGACCTAATTATCCAGGAACTGTGGTAAATGATATAGGTATTGGCACTAGAGCTTGGTCAAATGCAACAAACGTTGGAGCTTCAGATAATACTTATGCTACAGCTTTTCATTTAGCTGGTGGTACAACTCAATATTTAAAAGCTACAAATTTTGGATTTTCAATACCTTCAGGCGCTACAATAGATGGTATAGAAGTAACTATTGAAGCTGCTACATATGCAGGTTCAACAAGAGATTCTACAGTAAGTCTTGTTAAAGGTGGAACTATAAGCGGAAGTAATTTGGGAACAAATACTTCGTGGACAACATCCGACAGTATTAGAACATATGGTGGACCTAGTCAATTATGGGGATTATCTTGGACAGATACAGATATTAATGCTTCTACATTTGGTGTAGCATATTCATCAGTAATGGCTGGTGGTAAAAGTGGTGGTGGGAATAGATGTGATGCTATGACAATAACTGTTTATTATACTGCAAGTGGAGGTGGAACAACTGACGCAATATCTTTACTTTTAGCAGGAGATTAAAACAAATAAAATATGAAATCATTAGACGGTAACACACAAGACACTTGTCTAGGAGTAGACGAGTTTGTATCAGGAAACATTTTTATTAGACCCAATGCTCTATTACCAAAGGGTCATGTCACAAATGGACACAAACATACATTTGATCACACATCAATTGTTTTCACCGGATCAGTTCATGTGAAGATGATTGGGGAAGATGGTGTTGTGATGGAGAAAGATTTTAAAGCACCTACTTACTTTTTAGTTAAAGCTGGTGTAGAACATGAAATTACATCTCTTGAAGATGGTACAACTTATTGGTGTGTATTTTCTCTAAGAGATTCTGAAGGAAGAGTTGTTCAACAATTCGATGGTTGGCATACTTACTAAATATAATGTTATGTATAACGCAGAAATTATAAGTACGACGATCAATAAAGGCATTCTCAGTGTTGAAGTAAAATTCTCAAATAGTGAAGATTCTTTTACCGATACAATTCAAACAAATCAATATCAAGATAATTCTTGGATTGGAGAACAGATTGAACGAAGATTAAGACATCTTAATTCATTATCTCAAATAAAAGATTCTATTACATTAGGTACTTATCAACCAAGTCCTATAATTAAAACTGAAAAACAGTTTTATGATGAAGAGACTGTACGGTATCTTAACTACATGAATAAAGCTAGACTAGGTGTAATTGGATACGATCATCCTGTTATAGCTAAACTTTTTAAATGGTTGAAAGATAATTTTAAAGATGAATATCTTGATCAATAAATAAATTTAAAAAATAAACAATGAGGTTGAAAATGATGTGCTAATTTTGCAGTAGCAATAATGCTAATCAAATTTAATCTTTAACTGAAGTTATGGAAAATCAAACAATCGTTCTTAACGAAAAGACCGTAGCAGTTTTGAAAGAACTGCGTGCAACTGTTATGACAGCACAAAAAACTATTAATGATGTGAACAGTCGAATGACTGATATCTTAACAGGTATTTGTTTGTCTGAAGGTGTTGACCTAGCTACTCAACTGGTAAACTTATCAGAGGATCTGGAAATACTAACAGTTAGTAATGCTCCAGTAGCTGAAACAGTTCCAGCAGAAGCAAAAGCTCCAGCAAGGAATACAATTAAGGCTCGTCGGAGAAAAATGTAAAACCGATAATCCTGCCCTTAGGATTTCATAAAACACGCTTATGATATACAATTATTTAACTAAGGTATTCGCGGGATGCAAAGATCTAGTTGTTGCCTTCTTTTCAGTAATTGCTAATTTTTTAGTTCCTATACAAGGATTGATATTCTTAGCAATTACATTAAGCCTTTTAGATTTTTTAGTTAAACTATATTTGGTTTATAGAAAAGATGGAAGGAAGGCAATAACTTCCAAAAAAATGGAAGATACAGGTTTCAAGATGTTATTCTATTCAGCACTACTTGTAATGCTCAAGCTTGTTCAAGATCTTTTCTTTAAAGATTTTGGACATGGTCTGTTTAGTTTACTGTTTTCAGTAGAAAACACAAACACAATAATGTCTCTAAACTTAGCATCTATTGGCGCTTTCTTAATAATTATCCGTGAATGTAAATCTATAGATGAAAATTGGGAATCATTCTCAGGTTGGTCATTTATAGAAACTGTTACAAGTAAATTTACTTTACCATTCAAATCCAATGGAACTAACTCTACTCCGGAAGACGGAAATCAATAACACAGTATTGGGAGAACTTCATATAAATAACAAGTTCTTTTGTTATACATTGGAAGACAAGATTAGAACTGTTAAAATTAAACATCAAACTTGTATTCCACCTGGAACATATAAAATAGTAATGACGTTGAGTCAAAGGTTTAAGACAGTTCTACCTTTACTTTTGGATGTTCCTAATTTTGAAGGTATACGAATTCATGCAGGAAATACCAATGCTGACACTTCAGGTTGTCTATTGGTTGGAACTGCAATAAATGGAGAAACATTACTACACTCTAAAGTAGCATTACAAGAATTAATGGCAAAAATTAAAGCAGCAATTAAAGCTAAAGATCAAGTTTCAATTAAGGTTGTCAATCCTGAAAAACCTAAATCACCGGTAAAAACAAAACCTGTGAAAGTGGAAGTTCAACCTGTTATTGAAACACAAGAAGTTATTCCTCAAGTTGTTCCACAAGAACAACCTGTGGTTGACACAATTCCTAATTCTAACACTTTCAACAAATTCATTCAATGGATTCTAAAACTCATCTTCAGAAACTAGTCAACGTTAACCTTGATTACGTAGGCAATGAAATTCTCCCCCTTATTGAAAACAAGTATGCTCAAGTATCTGCTCAAGAAGTACTTGAAAGACTTAAGCAAACTGTTGTTGCTTTGACAGATGATGTTAATGGAGATAAGGAACAGGTAACTTTAATTTGGGGTAGTTTGACCTCAGATCCAGAAATTGTTGAAGCTGTACGTGGTGCACTTTTAGAAACTATTTCTAAAATTGACGAACCTCAGTTTCAAGATGCTCTTAAACTTTTAATGCAACCTATTCTTAAAACACTTACTGCCATTACAGATAATGTAAAACCAGATGGTGCACAACTTAAAGCTATTTGGAAAGCTTTCTTTGAAAGTCCTGAATTCTTAGCTTTTGTTATTGCAAATCTTGGTTGGGTTATCGGTAAGGTTGTTAAGGATCAGAAAGCACAAGAGTGGATTCTTAAACTTTTATCCGTATTTACCAAGTAATGATTGCAACACTAAACTCAGATTGTTCAATATTAACATTGACCTCTGAAGCATTAGTAGCTGCTCTTGGAAAATCATTTAACAGTCTCGTGTTAAAGAGTAGGTTAAACTGCTCTTTAACCGAGACATCTGTTACTGTTAGCAGCTTAATAGGATCCATTAGTAATAAACAGATCTCTATTCCTGCTACGTTATTTTATAACGATCCAACAAAAACTACTTATTGCGACGGAGTTTATTATTTTGAACTTCATACAACATATACTTTATCTTCTGGAAATCAATATCGAGTAGAAGATGGAGCTTGCCAATTAATTGGCTGTGATCTAAAATGTAAAGTTTTAGATTACTACATTAAAACAAAAGATAGAAAAGCATATTATCAATACTATGCTTTACTACAAGGTAATGATTGTGATTCTTGTTATTGCACAGAAATGTGTTCTCTATATACAGAACTTAAAAATCTATTAAATGACAGTAATATCTCTACTGAAACCAGCGGATGTGGCTGCTCTTAAATGTGTGTATTTTCAATTAGCTAAAACTTTAAAAGAAATAGATTGGTACGGTATAGATTGTAATACTGAAAAATATGAAACCGATATTGAATTAGCATTTACTTATTTGGAAATTATTAATTCAGCATGTCCCTTAACACACGCAATTGAATGTGAGATCAAAACCTTCATAGCAAAGAAATCCTCATTTTGTGTTTTTTCTGACAATAGGTGCACAAACAAATATGATGTTGAACAACTCAATGTATTTTTGCTTGCAGAAAACGATAATACAATAATTACAGAAAACCTAAATAACATTATTACATAATGCCTAATATAAAAATTTCAGGATTACCTGCAGCAACTTTTGTAAATGATGCAGACTTAATCCCTATTGTTCAAAGTGGGGTTACTAAAAGGGTGACACCTGCCATATTACTAGAAAACATTTGGGCAGAAACAGCCGCAATAAATGCGCTGGTAGACGGTCTCATTTCAGCTCCAGTCATTTCTCCCTACACATCTTCTGGTACTTTGTATGATACAGGTACAGCTACAACAAGAAGATTTACTTTCAGTACAGATCAAGATGGTACATACAATCCAACTGGTAATAAACACGAATTGAAATTTAATCATTACTTTAATGATACTGGTGGTTTTTCTACACAAGTTGGAGCATTTGGAATGAAAGCTTATGCTACACTTAGCAATAAGTTGGCAGCATTTAACATGTACGGAACCAGTACCCCATCAATTGAAATGATTTCTGTAGATACTGTAGAAGGGCACACACGTAAAATTCGTTTAAATTCTGATGGAATGTATCTATCTACAGAATTTGCATCAGGATTATTTTCACTAGCTTTCACTAGTAGTGGGGTTACTATGACAGATAGTAGACCTACCGTATTTGGTATAGAATATACTTCTAACTATTCTGTAGCTCTTGCAAATAATGATAGATCTGTTACAGACACTGGTACTGTAAAACTCTTAAGACAAGATGCTAATACTTGGACAACTGCTGGTCGTCCTACCCCCGTAGCTGGTAGACATGGTTTTAATACCACAACTTCAAAATTTGAAGGGTATACTGGATCTGCTTGGGTAGATCTCCATTAATTTATTTATTTTGTTGTGAGGTTAGGAAATATTCCCTACCTTTGATCAAAATTAACTAAATATGATAAAAGACTTAACAACTTTTCTCCAAGAAAAGGAGAGCCCTGGTAATTGGCTTAACATTGCCAACATGTACAATTTAGATGGAACAAGTAAACAGAAATCTGACTATGTGAGACGATTATGGAAGTCCTTACATAGGACAATGTTTACTAAAAAAGAAAGTGATGGTGTAATAACTACGACTGCAGGACTACCTTTTACTACTTGTGTTAGAGCTAACCCTCTTGATCAAGACTTTGACAAACTTGTTACTAAAGTTGAAGAACGTCTTAGACAGTTAGATCAAAAAGAGGATAGTAAAAAAACAAGTATTTATAGTGAGAATAACGTTTTAGTTATTGGAGATATTCATGAACCTTTTTGTAAAGAAGGTTATCTAGAATTTTGTGTTGAACAACAAAAAAGATTTAACTGTGGAACAGTTGTTTTTATTGGTGACTTGATAGACAATCATGCTCAAAGTTTCCATCATACAGATGCAGATGGTTTAAGTGCTAAACAAGAATTAGAGTTAGCGGTTACTAAATTGGAGAAATGGTATAAAGCATTTCCCAATGCTAAAGTAACATTAGGTAATCACGATAGAATTGTAGCACGAAAATTGTTTTCTGTAGGTATTAGTCAAAGATGGTTAAAACCTTTAGGTGAAGTACTCAACACTCCCAATTGGAAATTTGTTGAAGAGTTTAGACACAATGGTGTTTTATATGTTCATGGTGAAGCTGGAACAGCTTTAAAGAAAGCACAACAAGAAATGTGTTCAGTTGTACAAGGGCACTTACACACAGAAGCTTATACACAAATTTTAAATGGTGGTAAAAACTTTGCTATGCAAGTGGGCTGTGGAATTGATTTTGCAAGTTATGCTTTTGCTTATGCTCAACGTGGTAAACAACCAATTCTATCTTGTGGAGTTGTATTAGATCAATCACCTATTGTAATTCCATTCCAATGATAGAAAACCTTCAAACACAATTTGCAGACATTATGTATCATGATGGTTCACACACTTACACATGTAAAGGTGAACCATTAATGTCAATCACTAAATTTCTTTCTAGTTTAAAAGGTAAATTCCATCAAGAATTTTGGAGCACATTGAAAGCTTACGAGTTCTCAGGATATAAAGTAAAATCTATTTGGAATGAATATAATAAGTTCTTGATTGCTAGAACAGAAGAGGATCCTATTTGTTTTGATGATACTATTTATTTAGGTGATGATCATTCACATTTGAAAGTAACACCTGAAATGGTTAAAGATCAATGGGCTATTGATTCTTTGGTTGGAATAACAAGAGGAACATTTATCCACAACTATCTAGAAAAACTAGAAGCTCGTGTTACGGACGAACCTAATATAGAGGTTCCTAGTATTCTCAATACAGGACAAGGTGTTAATTACTACAACAGTTTAGTTAATGCTAAAGTCTTATGTAAGGATTTTGTTGAATGGGCTCGTACTAATCTAATATTAGTAGCTGCTGAATTTTCTGTAGGAGATCCTAAATTAGGATTGGCTGGAAGATTTGACAGACTCTATTTTAATAGGCAATCTGGTAAGTATGAAATCTGGGATTTTAAAACAGATAAACAGATCAGATATAAATCAGGTTTTGGTAAATTAAGATTATTTAACTTGCCAGATTGTGAGTTTGAGAAATACTCACTTCAAACATCTTTTTATAGAAAGATTATTGAAGACGCGTTAAATGTTAAATTGGGAGAATCTAAAATTGTATGGTTTAATTTAAAAGACAATAAATGGGAGATAATTCAAACAAAAGATTATACCTCATTAATTACATCCACATATGAAAACAATAGGGCAACATATCAGCAACTTGCGAGGGCTGATGAAACTGTACAGTAGAAACCAAGAAGGTTATACGGACGAAGGTCTGTATAGCCTTTTTTCTATTTCTAGGGCTGAGATATTGACACAGCAATTAAAGAAGTTTATGGCATTATCTGAACATAATTGGTATCAGATTTGTATGGCTTTAGAGATATCTAAATCACACAATTGCGATTGTGTCCCAGATCACTTAGAATGTAAAGTTTTAAAATCAAAATATAAAATACCATCCATATTGGTTGGTCGTAATAGTTCTAAAATAAAAATTAGAACTATTGGTGGAAAGGTTATAAATTTGGTATCTGAAGATGAGTGGTTTAGAAAGAAAGATACTGAAACAAATAATTATTATGGAAGTATTGTAAATCAATATTTAGTCATTTGGAACGCTCCTTTAAGCTTAAAAGTTATTTTAATCTCTGCTATTTGGCAAGATGTTACAGAGCTAGCAACAATTCCTAATTGTACTCCATCAGGAGATCCTGCAGGGTTATGTTATGATCCATTAACATCTATGTATCCTTTACAAGAAGAATACACTAGAGCTGCATATGAAATGACATTGAATATGTTAGGTAAGTCTTTACAAATTCCTCAAGATCAAACAAACGATAGTAATGAATTTATCAAGATGTAAACGAAGAACATTGATTGATATATATTATTTATACAAGTATAAAAAAAATATCAAAACAAACCCTGGTACAATACCAGTACCATTTATAAAACAGTCAGAATGTACGGATCATCCACTTAGTGCTGATTGGTATGAATGGAGAGATGTTGTGAATTTATATTTAGAAAAACTTAAAGTTTATTTGGAAGAAGGAAATAGTATTGAGTTGGGATATCGATTAGGAGAGTTTAGATTAGAACGATTTAAATGTGATCGTTTTATTGATTTTAAAAAATCAAAAGAAGCTGGAAAAGTAGTCAGATTTGCAAAGAATAACACAGACAATTATTTTATATCTTCAGAATGGTCGAGAAGTAAAATCTATTTAAAAATGAAATTTTACTGGAAGATTAAATTGAATGATAAGTGGTTACGAAGTATTTACTTGGCATGTGAGAAGGACTACAGTAAAATATATAAAATACGAGAATCATGAAAAGTTTTGTAAAATTACAAACTGTTTTAAATAGGATTCCCAAATCATTATTTGAGGAATCTACAGAGGCTGATTTTTTAGATTGGTTTTTAGATGGTCTGAAATTATTACCTCAGATTATTTACTATGAACCCAAAATTGAATTGTTTGAAATTGTTTCTGGTAAGGTACAGCTTCCTAACTATGTTAAACAAATTAACTCTGTTAGTTATCAAGAAACGGATCCATCAGATGAATGTATTAAAGACTTTCAAGAAACATGTGGTTGTTCAGATGAGCCAGCTTACACACAAGGTAGAGTGTGTGCTCCAGCAATTACATACAAAATGTGGCTAGATAGTCCCTACTATAAAGATCATTATAAAGTTCTCAAGTATGTTGGTACTGATAAATCATTAATATCAAATTCTTGTGAATGTCTCAAATCAAACTGTCATGAGACTTTTGTAGTAACACCACAAAAGACAATGTACCTATCTTTAAATGAAGGATTCGTATGCGTTACATATATGGCACCAGTTTGTGATGAAGATGGTAATGTAATGATATTGGACAATGCTTTACTACATGAGTTTCTAGCAACGTATGCTATCTATAAACATTGGGAGAATAGACAGTTCTCTAAAGAAGAACAGGCTGGTAATTTTTACAGACAGTATGAACAACGTCAAGCTTTACTTTTAAGACAAGTAAAAGGTGATCAACTGTTGAGAAATTATAATGTTGCCAACACTTTAGATATAATTGGTGGACAATTTAAAAAATTAATTAAAATTCCTGAAATCCTTTATTATGCTAGATAAACATTATCCTGTAGTACACTCGAATGGATTAAATAAAGATCGTTTGTTTCAGGACAGTAATGATGTTACATTTGCATTAAATGCTATTAGAGATAATCATGAAGGTGGTAGACAAGAATATCAATCTGAACCTGGTAATCAAACATCTGTAACATTACCTTCTGGGTATGTTCTTGTTGGATCTATCTATGGTCAAAATGAAGAAGTTTATCTTTTTAGTACAAATGGAACTTCATCTGAGATTGGTTTGTTTAAACTTGATACATATACAACTCTAGCTAATTTGAATTTAGGATTTTCATTAGATTATCCTATCACAGGAGAGTATAGGGTTAGAAATGGATGTGAGAGAACAATCTATTGGTGTGATGGTAAGAATTCAGATTACTGGTTTAACATTGATAAGCCAGATGAGTTCAAAACATCTGGTGTGTTTGATCCTAATAAATTTAAACACGTTCCTGTAATATTACCTATTAATGTAGACATCGTATCTGTTAACGATTCTGGTGGTATTTTACCTTTAGGTTCTTATTACTTCCAACCAGAAATCTTAGATGCAAATAATAATATAATTTATACTGGAGACATTACTCCACAGACAATTATATATGATGATAGTTTAAGTAACAATTATTATAAGATTGATGGTGGATTAAATATTGAACAATATGATTCAGCTATTGGTGGAGTACCTGTCACTAATAAATCTATTACACTGAGGTTTAGTAATCTTAATACAAGTTTCTCTTATCTTAGAGTGAATGTGTTTAGAGCTATTAATGGTACTCAAGTCTTAGATGGTCACACTGTTGCAAGTTTAATTCCTATAACAGGAACATCTTTAGATTGGACATATCAAGGATACAACACATCTGCTGGTGATTTCCCCATTGATGTTTCTGAAAAGTTTGTAGATAATACTAAATATGAATCTGCATATGTTTCTGAACAAGTTCAGGGTAGATATGTTAGAGCTAATTTGAGACAATCAAATAAGGACTATTCTAACTATCAACAATTTGCTTCTACGATAAAAATGTCATGGGTAGCGAAAGAGGTTGAATCAAGTAATCCTAAAGCTATTGGAAACGCTAAAAATCCTGCAACATATTGGTATTGTACATCTCACCAAGGTGATGAAGTTTATGCTCCAGCAATACAATACTTACACAGTGATGGAACAGAGTCTCCACCATTTCCTTTAATTGGAAGACCTGCTAATCCTACAGATTTGGAAATACTAACTGTTGTTCCAAACAATGCAACATTGGGTACTAATGAAGTTTGGTTATCTGATGTAGAACATTTAGGTTTAGATGTAAATGCTACAGTTCCAAGATGGAAAGTATTTAACACTGCATCTGTTACAGATTTTCAATTAGCAACTCATCCGTATTCATATGAAGGTGAGTTTGGTTATTATGAATCTGAAGAAACTTATCCTGAGATTAAAGACTGTGATGGAAATCTATTATGGGGTCAAGATCTTTTAGGTAATGATATTACAACAGATACCAAAATAAGATTTATAAAATTTCCAGATAGAAGACTAATCAGTCACATTAGTACTGATGGTGATTATGTTTTACCATTTGGTATTAAATTTGAAAATATAACATATCCCAATTCAAGTATTATTGGACATAGATTCTTAATGGCTGATAGAACAGAATTTGATAAAACAGTAGTAGATGCTGGTTGGGCTGTTACACCTCGTTCTGGTTTAGAGTCTGGTGAACTGTATGTTTCTTTAGGAACTGGAGTAGATGCTTATGTACACACATTGTTTAGTCCAAGTAATCCTTTCTATAATCACATGAGGTTTAATTCTCCAAAAACATTATTTGAAAATTCTGCAAGCACATTTAATTATTATAAAACTAATCGTGTGCATGCATTTGATTCAGGGTTAATTGGAACTAATGCCCCATTTGATTATGCTAAAAAGGGAAATGATTATTCCATCATATGTTATATGAAACATGTAAACAGTAACATTCCTTTAAGAACTGCTCACTCGGAACAGGTAACTGTTTTTGTAGAACCTGGTGGAACAACATTGGCTCAATCTCCTTTACCTAAAATAAAAAGTAGAGATCAATATACAGGTGATACTATAAGTTATGTTAATTATGGCTTAGAAGATACTACAGCTCTATTAGGTCCTCAGATTACAGACAACGTATTTACAGGATTAAATACTCAATATAAAGTACATAATTTTTATACATATAAAAAGAGTAATGTTTCTGCATACAGTAATTTATTGAGTAGAAACTTTAAAGTACTTGGCAATAATTATACATATTCTCAATTGGTTGACGACAATATCTTCTACAATGGAGATGTTGTAATATCAGAATGTCAAACATTTAGATTACTTCCAACATTTGGATCTGTTAATATATACATGTTTACACCTTTGTTCTATCAGCATTTTGTGGAGCAATCTACAAATACAGCTCTTAGACATTTAGGTACAGATGTTGAATCCAAATACTTTAAGTTGGGAGATACAGATAAATATAATTTTGACAGGATCCCAGAATCAAGACAACCTGAAGATGTAATACCTGAGTACTATGCTTATAACATCGACTTCAATGTTAGTAAAGTAGGTAAAGCTAAAGTTACTTTACCATTACAATATGATTATTGCTCTGGATGCTCTGGATATTATCCAAATAGAATTGTCTTTAGTCCAAAGTCATTTGACGAAGAATCTTTTGATTTGTACAGAATTAATAAAGTAAATGATTATATTGATATGCCTGCACACAGAGGTGCTATTACAGGATTAAAATATCAAAATAATCAACTGTTAGTTCACATGGAAGACAGTACTTTTATTTTGCAACCTAATCCTCAACAGATTAGTACAGATCAGAATACTGCGTACTTAACAACTGGTGATTTCTTATCTGTTCCACCTCAAGAGTTTATGCAAACTGATGTTGGTACAGGTGGTTTGCAAAGTAAGCAGAGTATGTGCAATACTCCATTTGGACATTGTTGGGCAGATCAGAAAAGAGGAGAGGTGTTCACATGGAATGGTCAAATAGATATTTTATCTAACAAGGGTTTATTACAATGGTTTAAAGAAAACCTACCATCTGAATTAGATACTGCTTTTTATAAAACATACGGTATACCCTTTCCAACCAATTCAACTTTATCTTTGAATAGTAAAGGTGTTATTCTTTATTATGATCCTCGATTTAAAAGATTATTGATTACTAAAAAAGAATATTTACCAATTAGTCTTAAGTATACATTTGATGATTTTGATTCACCAAATGATGTTATGTATCTAGATCCTGATGGATGGGTTACTTTAGGAGATGGACCTCAACCAGTGTCTGTTTCAGATCCAGACTATTTTATTAATAAGTCTTGGACAATAAGTTTTGAATTTTTAAATCAGTCTTGGACATCTTGGCATTCATATCGACCATTTTATAGTTTTGCAGATAGTAATAATTTCTACACTACTGTATATGGTTCTCAAATATGGAAACATTTAAGTAAGACTAATTATCAAAACTTTTATGGAACCAAATACGACTTTATTATTGAGTGGCAGAATATGGATTCGATAACTACAACAGTTGATAGTTTACATTACGTAGGATATTCTCAACTTTGGGATGATGTAAATAAGCAGTTTAAGACCGCCAATACCACATTTAACAAGTTGATGATTTACAACTTTGAACAAAGTACAGGTTTGTTAAATCTGCAATTACAAACAAGTCCTTATTCAAATAATAGATTAGGATCCACAATTAGAGATGTAATTAAAACTGATCAGAATTATAAGATATCTGGTTTGTATGATATGGCTATCAATCAACCAGTAATAACCAAAGATTGGAATCTGTTACAATTGTATCCTGGCTATATCGATGCCGTAAGTAATACTGTAAACATTAATATAAACAAATCATTTTATGATTGGGGTAATATTTGGGATAAATTTGTATTTGTGAGATTGTTTTACAAGCCCACAGAAGATCATAAAAAATCTGTACTGTTACAAGTACTCAACAGTCAACAATCAGTTAGATAATGAAAACTAAAAAACGTAAAACTGGTGGACCTCTTGGTGTGACTTCAGAAACATCTGCAATCAAGATCACACCAAATCTAAATATAGATACAACTAAGTTTTTTCCTAGTGCAGATTTAATGCTTCAGCAGTTTCAAGAAACTCATCCAGTAGAATTAGTTCCTCATTATCCAAATGGTGTAGCGAAGGAAAACTATTCTAAAAAGATGAGTCGTTCTAGAGAACAACGAATATATGAAAAATCCTTAGGTGGTCAATTACTTCAAACAGGAGTGTCTTTTATTCCAGGAGTTGGTCAAGTGCTGGCTCCTTTAGTAGGTATGATGGATCAACAAATAGATGCAGATAAACTAAAAGAAAAAACTGCTTTAATGCCTCAACCTAAAATTAACAACAATCCTTATGGGAGTTTTGCCAAAGGTGGAATTTTAAATGACATGTTTAAACAGTATCATACTGGTAGTCATGCTTCTGGTAATGATTTGGTAGTTGATGCAAATGGTGATCCAAATGTGAATGGTACCAATACAGTTCAAAATAAAGAAAATTCATACAGAGTGGACAATAAACATTATGTTTTCTCAGATGTTTTAGAATTAAAAGGTAAAGCTTTTAGTACACATGCTGCAGAAATAAATAAAAAATATCCTAAAGCTAGAACTGATATGGATCAAAGAAAAGCTTTGGATTTAGAAATGAAACAATTATCTAAAAAAAATGATGCTGCCAGAGATTCAGAAAGTACTGAAATGGCATACGGTGGTCCAATTCTAACTAAAGCGTTGAAGAACATTGGTGATTATGCCAGTCAAAACTTACCAATGGCCACACCTAATTCTTTTGTAAATCCTGAGAATCAAGTAAGCATGTTAGAAGATACTACACCTACAGTTAATACAAATCCAACTGTTCCTAGTAATCTTCTACCAAAACTACCTGATGTTCCAGTAATTACGCCTGAACAGGTTAGTGATAGAACTGATACTAATCCTATTACAACATCTGTAAAGAGTTCTAGCAGAGATGTTCTTAGTCCTGAAACAGCAAACGGAATTGGGTTGGTGAGTAAAGGATTAGCTTTAGCTGGATCTATTAATGATGCAATGCAAACACCTGAACATGAAAGATTAATTCTACCCGATTATACTAAATCAGATAGATATATTAAATCTGCAAATATTGATTATACTCAAGCCAAACAAGATGCTGTTGGTGTATCAAATATTGGTGGTAATATGAACAGGTCTTTGTCTAGTAATGCAGCATCTTTTCAAGGTAGAGAGCAAGCTAGATTAGCTCAATTACAAGATGCTTTAGGTAGAGTTTCTGAAGCTGAAAACAATGCTACCAGTCAATTGAATCTTAATAAAGGTCAGTATGAACAAGGTAAGGCAGTTGATACAGCTAATAGAGAATATCAAAACCAACAAGGTAATATGGCAAATGAAGCTAATCAAAGATTCTTTGGTAGACAGTTGGCTTCAGATCTTAGTCAGATTGGATCAAGCTTTAATGAATATGCTGAAACATCTAAGCTGAATAAGAATACTGCAGATATTGCCAAGTTTACTAATAGTCAGATCATGGCTACAATTAATGCTAAGAATCCTAACTTTAAGTTAGATGAGAATTTGGTACAAAACTTTATAGATGGTAAAACATCATTAGATGATGTATTAAGATTTATAGATCCCGAGTTTAAAGAATCGTCAACAAAGATTTTAAAAGAAGCTAAAGAAAAAGCAAATGGTAAATAAATTTGACAAAGGTGTAGCTAAAGATTGGTCTTGGCAGACAGCTCAACTGAAAGTACCTGCATTAGATTATGAAATGTTAAACTCAATAGCTGCTACAAAACAAGCTGAGTTTGACAATATTGCAAGTCTGAATGCACTTGTACCTAATGCTCTTACTTTTACCCCTGACGATGTAGAAAAACAAAATACATATAGAAGTTGGGTTAATGAAGGAACTAAATCTGTAACGGATGCGTATATGCAATCTCCATCAAAAGGGGCTGCAGCTTATAGAGATTTTAAATCTAAAGTACAAAAGGCATGGCAACCAGGTGGTGAGGCTGATATGTTGAATAAAAGATATTCTTCATATTTTGAAAGTAAAAAAGCTATTGACGAATATTATAAAGATGAAACAAATCCAGCTTTCAAACAATATGCTTATGATCAATTACAAAAGCAAGCAATGCTGGGAACAGGTTATAATCCTGAAACAGGGGATTATCAATCTATTATTACTCCAGAACTATTTAAAAATCCCAATCTTAGAAAAACAATCTTAGAAACAATTAAGGAAATTGATGAATCTGGAGATACTCAATTTTTAGGACCTGATAAACAACATTGGATTCAAAAGATTCAAAGTACAGGTAAGTCTGAAGAAAAAATCAAATTGGCAACCGAAGCATTGATGTCTCAACCTGAATTTGCAAACGAATTGAAAGTTGAACAGTGGTTTCAAGGTAGAAATGGAATGGGTAAAGGAATTGCTGATAATTATATTGCGAAGCAAGAGGTTCAACATAAAACACTTGTTGAGCAAATTAAACAGGCTGCTGCAGGTAAAGGAACTAAAGGTTTTCAA